TTAAAAAAATCTGAACTTGCATTAGAACAAGATAAGATTGAGGCCGAAGTAGGACCAATTAAATATATTGCAGAATTAATATATGGTGATGAGGCAAAAGACCATTTTGATAAAGCTGTAAGGTGGGTAATTATAGTATTAATATTTGTATTTGACCCATTGGCAGTATTATTATTGATAGCGGCCAATATATCATTACGAACTAGAAAAGAAGCAAAAGAACAAGTCGCAAATACCAAAAAGGTAAACCTAACTAGAGAACTTGCAAAAGAGAAGGCCAAGAGTGCCAAGCTCAGAAAAAAAGAACGAGATTATAAAGGATTTGTCAGAAAACTAGGTGCAAAAGAACTATCAGACCTAGATCCTGACGAAATTAGACTAAAACTAGACCAAATAATGGACTGGAACGAGAAGTCTAAGCAGCCATAGAGCTTGCCAAAGTGAGAGGAGTGTTATATAATGGTAGTTATGTTTGATGAACCAACAGAAAGTCTAAAAGATAGACGAATCAAGAACGCAGAAAAAGCTTGTAGAGATTCTAGGTCCGATTGGGCAAAGAACTTTTGGTATAATGTGTTCTCTAAATTATGTAAGATGTATGACCGAGAGGACTACTTCAGGAAGACGATAAATTAATGAATATTTTTTATGTAGATAAACATCCAGTTAGAGCAGCTGAACAAATGTGTGATAAACATATTGTCAAAATGATATTAGAATCTGCTCAATTATTGTCAACTTGCCACCGTGTACAAGACGGTACAGAATATTATGATAAGACGGCAAATGGTCGTAAGATAAAAAGATGGCGACATCCTAATCCTAATTTAGAACCTCTGTTATACAAAGCAGGTTGGGTAAAACATCCTAGTACAATATGGTTATTTGAAAGTGCCTATAATTATATTTGGTTGTTTAAACACATGATGGCTTTAAATGATGAATACAAGAAAAGATATAATCATACAAAAAATCATGTAACAATTGATAAACTAGGTGAGGTATTAAAGTATCCACCAAAGAACGCTAAATATAATAAGATTGCAACTGATCCAAAACCAGCAATGCCTGAACATTGCAAAATACCTGGTGACGCAGTTGGTAGTTATAGACGATACTACATACTAGAGAAAAGGCGATTTGCAACATGGAAAAGTCCAGCAAAAATGCCTGATTGGTATAAAGAAGGAGTAAATAATGAGAGCGGAACTAATTAAGGCAATAAAATCTCATGCTAAAGGTCATATAGAAAAGCATAAAGCAAATGTAGAAATACAAATGCAGAAAGCAACAGGTGTCGCTGAACATCCAGACCACATTGAAACTATTGAAAAAGAGTTGAAAATAATAGCTGAGTATGATGACCAATTAGAAATGTTAAATAAGTATTTTCCAGAATAATGCCTACTTACGATTTTATTAACACCAAAACAGGTGAGAAGTTTACGGATTTTATGAGTATATCTGAAAAAGAGGCATACTTAAAAAAGAATAAACACATTAAACAAGGCATAGGCAAGATAAATATAGTTAGTGGTGTTATGGGTATGGGTAATCTGAAAACCGATGGTGGTTGGAAAGATATGTTAGGCAGAATAGGTGACGCTCATCCAGGAAGTAAGGTGCATGACCTTTATGGCAGTAAGAGTACCAAAGATATTAAAACAAGACAAGTAATTAAGAAACACCAAAAAATACAAGCAAGTAAAAGGAAAAAGTAATGGCAAAAGATATACCAGATTATATGCGAGGTTTTGACCTACAAGATGATTGGGGTATGACGCCAGTTTCAACCGTTAGTGAAGAACCTAAAGTTGACCCTAAACTGGTTGAAAACTCAAATTTAGAAATTGCAAAAGTAAAAGAAGATGTTGGCGATATTAAGTCAATGATGAATGAGATTATGCAGATAGTTGCTGATAAAGAAACTATTACAAAAGAAGTATCAAACGAAGAAACAGAAAAAAGATTTAAAGAATTAGAAAAGATTATATTACCATTTTTATATAATCTATCTAAAAGTGAAGAGCCTTATATACATTGGCCTAATAGAGGTCCTATTATCAAGGCACAGATAGAAAACATACTCAAACTTACGAGAGGAAAATAATGCAAGCAAATTACGATAAGTGCCTAGAAACAATTTTACATCACGAAGGTGGTTATGTAAATCATCCTAAAGACCCAGGTGGTGAAACTAATTTAGGTGTAACAAAAAGAGTTTACGAAGAACATGGCGGTACAAAAGACATGAAAGATTTGACCGTTGAAGATGTAGCACCGATTTATAAAAAAGGTTATTGGGATAAAATGAAAGGTGATGACCTACCTACAGGTTTAGACCTTTGCGTTTTTGATTTTGGTGTAAATGCAGGACCTGGTAGAGCTGCTAAGTATTTACAAACCATGATCGGTTCAACACCAGATGGTGGTATAGGTCCAATGACTTTAAAAGCAGTATCAGAATATGTTGAGAAACATGGTCTAGCAAAAGCAATTGACAACTATCAAGAAGCTAGACAGGCTTATTATGAAAAATTAAGTACATTTGATACATTTGGTAAAGGTTGGACTAGACGAGTTGACGAAACTACTCAATTAGCTAAGACAATGATTAGCTGAGAGGCAGAACCGTTTAAGTCGGATAGAGAATCTTTATTAAGACTTTATATGGATTATAGAAACATTTAAGACTTGCCAATTAGGTGATTGTCTTATATAATAGTGAGAATGATAAAAGGAGAATATTATGGCATTTAATTTTGTTGATATAGACAAGACAAAACTACCTCAAACCAAGGGTAAACGAATTGATGGCATGAGGTTTTATTCTATTGAGGGCCATAATTATCCCTCGGTAACTACCGTTCTTGGTTATAAGAAAGGTAAAGAACTTCAAAAGTGGCGTGAATCAATTGGTGAAGATGTAGCCAAATGGGAAATGGGCAGAGCTGCTCGTAGAGGTAAATCAACACATAATCTAGTAGAAGAATATATCAAAGGTGAAACACCATCAGAGAGGTCAGTATTACCTCTTGGTCTATTTAAATTACTTAAACCATACTTACAACAAATTGACAATGTACATATGTTGGAAACAATTATGTATAGTAAACAATTAACACTTGCAGGTCAAGTTGATTGTATAGCAGAATACAATGGTAAGTTATCAGTAATAGATTTTAAAACAGCAAATAAGTTTAGAGAAGAAGCATGGGTGCAAAACTACTTTCAACAATGTACCGCCTATGCTATTATGTATGAAGAGCTATTCGGGAAACCCATAGAACAGATTGTTGTCCTTATTGCTTCCGAAGACGGTACATCACAAGCATTTGTTAAAGAGAAAAAGGATTTTGTCGCAGATTTGAAAGAGACCATACAAGGTTTTTATAAATATTATGAAGAACAAAACAAAGATAAAATCTCAACTAATTCCAATTAGCCGCAATTTTATCCCAAAGAGAGGAATGAGAAATGAAAAAATTTCTTGTGTTAGCGGCAGTAATACTAGGTCTTTCAAGTATAGCTTACGCTGACCATAAACCAACAACCGAGCATGACGGACTTGGTTGGTCTCATCTACCAACAATATGTGGTAGTACGCAGGCAGTAAATGATTACCTAGAACATAACGAGTTTGTATTAGAGTCTTTGTCATTTGGTAGAAGTGATGGCAAACCAACAGGAGAACAAGTTTATATGGTAAGTTATTTTATAAATGCAGATAGAACTGAAACAATGGCAGTTGTAACAGCGCCATCTGGTTTAGAGAGTTGTATGTTATTCAGGTCTTTTGATTTGATTTTTCCTGGTTTAAAAACATGATGGAAAAAATATTCTTTATTACGGCCATGATGTTAAATATAGAAACTGGCGAATTAGGTCCGAAGTATCAACAAATGATTTACTTCTATGATAGAATCAGTTGTGAGAATTATGTACAACAAAACTTTACAGCTTTAAAAAATGGTTTTCAAATATACATGGATAGCCAAGGTATAAATGGTAAACTCACAAGTATGGGTTGTACAGGTTTAACAGATCAAGATATTAAAGATTTAGAATTAGAAATTGATGATGATGACGATACATTATCTACATAGAATTACTTGTTGACGATAAATGCAATAGGTAGGCTGGACACCGGGGCAGAACCGGTCACCTCCACCATAAACACATTTAGGTGTGCTTATGGGGGGTGTGATAGGATCGACAGGTGCTGAAAAGTTTATCAGAGAGTAATAGTTGGCGAACTCATACGCAATTTTAAACGGCAATAATCAATTTGCTATGGCAGCCTAATTAGGCTACCGGGGTCCGTGGGTACCTTGCAACAGAAACCCACGCTTTACATTTGAACTAAACTATGGTATAATGAGAGATATGAATAGTAAAGAATTTAGTAATATAATCGAAACCTTATCAAAGAAAAAAAGGTGTTCTTACATGGATGCCATACTAGAATTTTGTAAAGAAAATGATTTAGACCCAGGCACGGTCGGTAATCTAATATCAAAATCACTAAAAGAAAAAATCAAAGCAGAAGCGTTACATCTAAAACTACTTAAAAATAGTAGTGCAGCTCCACAAGGTAAACTACCTATATGAAATATAATCTACATGAC